ACCTATTGGCTAGCTGAACAGGGTTTGGTAGACAAAGAAGATTACTATCGTGAAGGTAGCGAGTTTGTTTTTCAAGATAGCAAACATGCTACACTATTTGCCTTAAGGTGGGTATGAGACCGGCACCGGCAGAGCGTCAACGATGCGAGCAGATCCTAGAAGAGCAAGGGTGGACTGTGGTTAAAATTTCTAAAAATCTCATGCGAGTAGAACCTTCGGAATATCTTAATATGGCACATTGGTGTGAACAATATATTGGCAGTGGTCGGTTAGAACCCGGACATAATTGGCTCGATGGTCGAGATGTTTGGTACAGCTTTACATGGTACGGCTATTGGAGTTTTCATTTTAAGCATGAGCGAGATGCTACAGCGTTTACCCTGAGGTGGCAATGAGAAACTTTCAGTTTTTAGATGATCTAGGTGCGCCGTTGGCAGCCATGGTAGATAATCCTATATGGTGGGCAGATAATATGTGTGCCATCTCTGAGTGGTTAGAGAAATATGATTGTGAACAGTCAATTTATGGTGGATTGATTATGCTACCAAGCGAAGAAGTTAAAACAATGTTTATTCTAGAGTGGATGTGAGACAGGTTATTCAAATTGGCAGAAACGCAGGTAAATCAATAGTTATGGAACAGACTATGGCAGAACGTATTAAAGGACACTGGACAATAGAACAGTTTCTACAGCAACAATTGGTTGCGTCAGACCGTGGACCTGAACATAATGAGACGTGGATGACTGAACGCTTACAAAAATGGTGGCCGGGCCCGTATCGTGTGGAAAAGGTAATTGACTACCAATGGCAAAGTGTTGAATATAAGATTGTGTTTAACAGCCCAGAAGAAGAAACTTGGTTTAGGTTACAGAACTGATGAGTATATTAGACGGAGCCAACGGGCGTAGGTTTATAGCATCAGGACCGTTTGATGATGAAATGCCCTATCACTATATTGTTATTGCTGATATCAGTTATTGGATGAAAAACGAACCAGCAATATATGAGTGGATGGACGAAAACTTACCTAGAGGTCGTCTACATCAAGAAGGTATGACTGTGGTATTAGAATCAGAAGAACAAGTAACAGCATTTATATTACGATGGGCATAAAGTTTAAAAAGATATCACAAAGTGACCGTGCTTGTTTTTACGCTCTTATGGAAGATGTTGGGGCTAAAGAATACAGGGGGTTAGTAGAATGGCTCACGGTACACTGCCCTGACACTTACGAGCTTAGTAATATGCACCTAATCATTGCTCGAGAAAACGAACTGTTTTTTGAATTGACTTTTGCAGTGGAATAATATACACTATCAATTATGATAAACAATTTACATAAAATTTGGGGTACAGAACAGTATCATACTCATGCTATCCTACAAGGCTGGCACGAGTTTACCTGTTACGAAGCAGTAGCTGATCAATTGGCGACCTACACCAAAGCTCGTTACGATCAAACACCAGATCAAATCATGCAAGAAGTGTTTGATTTATATCGCAATATTAACATTGTGCCCATCGTTTACTACACCGAACAAGGACTCAAACGAGAAATCCTAAACTTAGACAATACTATAGCCAACAGTGTTGAGATTATGGAAACAGCCATTGAACTTAAACGGAATCCAACTATACCTCTAGGCAATAACCAAGGACAAAGTATTAACAGATTTTGTTTTCCTAATATGATGACTGCTGAACCCAAAGGTCGCGGCAGTAATAGTTTAAAGGATCGCTTTTATGATGACAGAAAATTGGAACGAGCTATTCGTCTTTGTTTTGAGCACAGGGATGGTAATAATCTCGTTAGTCCTACAGCACTACGTAGAGCTTTGGAATTGGTCACCGGTGAAAACATTCAAAACTTTAAGCCCCTTAACGCACGTGCGATTGTGGAGTACTTATGCCCAACGCTTTGGGGTAATGTCTATGATTATAGTAGCGGGTATGGTGGTCGTTTACTGGGTATTACGACCAGTAAGATGCGCTATAACTATACCGGTATCGATCCTAACACAGAAACGGTCAAATACTTAAACTACTTAAACGACTTAATTTATGATAGTATCGGTAATAGAGGTACTATTGTTAAAAGTGTAAGTGAGGAATATAAGCCAGATGACGGTGTTGACTTAGCATTTAGCAGCCCGCCATACTTTAACTTAGAGAAGTACTCAGACGAGCCTACGCAGTGTATGAATCAATTCACCACATTAGATGATTGGTTTGATGGTTATGTAGCGCCTACCATGAAAAACATCATTGGTAGTTTAGAGGATGATGGGTTGTTTGCTACTAACATCGCTGACTATAAAATAGGTAAGGATAAAGAATTTAAAGTAGTTGACCGTTGGATAGAGACCGCTGAGAAGATTGGATTTAAGCATACAACAATGATCAAGATGATGTTAAACACACGCCCGGGAGTAGGCAACGATAAAACAGCAGGCCGTGAAAAGTTTGAAGGTGTTTATGTCTTCCGCAAAAAATAACGATTTCTACAAAGATTTGCCCAGACGTATAGATACTATCTTAGGCGATGATCAGCACTTACATAGACTTAAACAATTAGCTGATGCTCGTAATGCCTGGATGAAAGAATTTGGACAGGGACCTAAATGTTTGATTGATACTTGGTCGTTTGCTGAATGGTTGCAAAATCGCTGGGGCATAGAGTTAAAGTACAATGCTGAAAGTATGGGCCTAACTGGATATGATGTAGTAGATGAACAAAAGTACCTACTGTTTTGTATGGTGTTTCCTTAGTGTCGAGTAGCACGTTTTTTAGTCATAACTTTATACATACGCAAATCTTTGGCATTGTTTATTATCTTTTTATGTAATCGTTTAATCACATTGTGATCTTTACCAAATGCTCGTACATAAATTGCTATGTCTCTACTTAATCCTAACCCTAAACTGTGCTTAACTGCTATATTGTAAGAGTAAGCATCAATTTCGTCACTGTTGCCTAAATATTCTTGTTCAGCACGCAATTCTATATCTGTTACATTACTTCTGTAGGCTCTAGGCAGCATGAATCTCCGACTACGGTACTGGTATTGGTGTCGATATTCATGACTCATTGTTTCTATTAGATCTGAAGCTATTTCTTTGGCCAACTTCTCTGTAATTAGCCACTGATGATTCTTGTCATAGTTAATTATAAAATGAAAAACAAAAGGTTTTTTGTGTTGTTCATCTAGAGATGATTCGTAGGTGCCCCCAATAGTAAAGTCACCGGGATCTAGTAAGATATTGCTGTGCTCTAATGTCACTGAAATATCGTGCCTGCGATTAAGAAATATCCCCAGGCGCCGTACAAAACTTTTTGGTGTTATTTTTTTGTTGACAAGTTTATCCAACCATTGAACAATTAAACGATATTCAACAGTTGGATTAAACATCTTAACTGCCGCCTAATAAGGACGCACCAGAATTTAGGCTGTTATCTACAGGTGCGCTAGGCAATCCTTTGAAAGGATTAGCATCTGTGAATGACAGCGGGTTGATACCATTGGCAGCCATTAGTGCTTTATTTTTTCCTTCTGCTAAACTGGCTTTGATTGCCTCACCGTACTGATTTCCTGGAGGTATCATGCCTTTAAGGATTTCAGCACTTCCATCGTCACTGGCGCCAATGCTATGTAAATTCATAGCGAACGATTTAATAGCCCCAAAGTCATTAGCTGGTGGAGTAAAACTACCACCAAGTATAGTACTAAATAGGCTATTTGCTGTCTGTGCTTGTGTAATGATAGCATCTAGCTGAGCTTCAGTTAATGGTCCGTCTCCCACGCTAGAAATAGTCAGTACTAAATCGTTATCAGGACTGTATCCGCCAAGTACATCACCACTGATGGTTATTTGTTCGCCCACAGTGTAACCTGTACCACCATTACTAACAGTAGCTGAAGAATACACTCCACCAGCAATCAAAATATTAAATGTTGCCCCAGTACCTGGGCCATCTGTAGTTCCTGTTACGCCGGTGTATTCGGCACTTTCTTGAACTGCTTCGCCGCTAGGCCCTGCTAACACACTAACTGCTGTAATTACACTGCCGCCAGCGGCAGATAATGCGCCGCCACCCGCCAACGGGCCCAACACGTCTTGAACTGTAGGAGCTCCCCCCGGTCCGGTACCGGTACCTGTTAAACTTTTAATATCAGAATCTAAATCTCCCATTAAACCATTTAGGCTAGGAGCCATAGATTCTAAATTAGGAACTTTAGGTATCTCTAAATTTTGAAATAAATTTACCGCTGCCGCAGGCGATTTAAATGTAGCATTCATACCTCCCAATTTGGAAGATATTTTATCCATACCAGCTTTCATGCCGCCTTGTATGTTAGAAGGGTTTACCTTGTTAGGATCCATCAAATCTTTAAGGCTTTGTATGCCACCGCCGCCAGCTGTGGGAACCGGTGCTCCTTGTGAGATTTGACTTATAAAATCATCAGCCATTAACTTCCTCCTAGTAGAGAACTAGCACCAGTGTTAACACTAGCATCTGCACCTGTGTATGATTTTACCCCAACAAATGGATTATTACCTTTTAATGTACCCATCCGATCTGCTATATTTGTTAGAGTTTGCTTATCTGTAATAGAACCTAGAACTTTATTCATCTTTGCTACCTGTGTTGGATCGTTGATATTATTTAGATCAACCCCAGCTTTGGTTAACATGCTGTTTAGATTACTAGAGTTGGCCACACGCAAACTTTGTAGTTTTTCAACAAACGCACCAGGTTTACCAAAGCTGGCCATATTCTTAAGGTCAAAACTTCCGCTCATATTTTGTAACGTAGCAGCTACTGATTTGGGGTCTCCCAAACTTTCAAGACCCTGCGTAGTCAAACTGCTCATATTAGTAATACCATCGCCGTAATCACTAAAATTTGTATTAGCCATAAAATTTTGTGCTTGAATAACCTCTCCCGCATCACGGATATGTGCTTTTACTCTTCCAAGAACAGTACCAAAGCTACCCATGCCGCCGCTGAATATTGAACTAGCATGTCCGCTCAGGGTAGACAACGCTGATGCAGCTGTATTTGCTTTAGTGCCCAAACTTGGGTTATCTATATACAAATTAGCCAGTCTGGTTTGTGCTGCAGAAAGATTCGGATGTACCTGCAACCCTTCACCTTTAGCCATTCCAACCATAGCAGTAAGGGTAGCAGGTGTTATAGAATTAGCCGGTGTACCAATGGCAACATATTGCCCTTCAGTTACTGAGGCCATTGCTGATGCGCTGGCTATAATATCCGACATAATTTATTCCTAAGTAATAATACCACCGGCACTAGCAGGTTGTATGCCTGTTGTTGTTTGGATGTAATGATTCCTAACTGCTTCCACTGTTTTACTACTCATCATTACATGTGCCTTGCCAAGGGTTACATTATTATTTAACTCACTTGTAAATAGACTCTGTATCAACCCCAATCCTTGGGCACTAGGCATCACTGTGCATGGTTTGCTAACGGTATAACCATTATCAGTTTCTTCAACAATTTTGGCAACAATCTCATCACCATTGACCATTTTAAAACTTACGATTTCATCTCTTTCATAATTTAGATTTTTAAGCATTGAGTTCCTCAATTCGTTGATTAATTTCTTCTACTGTTAAATTTGTAATATCTTTAAATCCGTTGTCCCAAACTACTTGATTGTTAACATAGAACTGTGGGCACGGATAATGTCTAAGATCTCGACCTTGTGATTCTAAAAATGTAACAGCTTCGGGGGTAGTTTCGACGTTAATTTCGTCAAAATCAATGCCTAGATCTATTAGAAATTTTCTTGCAACTGCATTTCTAACTGCTCGATCGGTGTATAATTTTAATTTTGCCATGTTAGGCTCCTAGTTTTTCCTGTAACTCTTCATCAGTTAACTTAGCCAGTCCTTGATAACCGCCTTCCACAAATAATGATTCGCCTAGATACAGTTGTGGTGCAGTTCTGTGGCCCCGACCAATTAACCATTCTCTAGCTTCAGAATCTGTATCTATATTTACTATCTCAAACGGGATATTTTTTGTTGTTAGTAAATGTTTTGCTTTGTCACAAAACGGGCAATTATTTTTTGAATATACAGTTAGCATAAATTATCCTTATTATAGTGTTGGTAATAGATCGTAATCGATAGCATCACTCATTACGCCAATTACGTAGTTAGTTGATTCGTTTTCTTGTAGAGCTGTTTGTTTTTTGCTGGTATCACTGTGCTTGTTAAACCAAGGAATAGGTGTTGTTTTGGGTGCTGGATTCCAGTACTTGATACCTACTTCTTTTAGTGCGCTAACTGCTGTATAGTCAACAAAGTCCTTTAAGATGTTAGCATTAAGGCCAATAACTGGGCCTAGTTTAAATAAGTAGTCGGCCCAGGCTTTTTCTTCACGAATAACATCTTCGTACATACGAATAACTTCAGCCTCACATTCAGCTTTGACTTCAGCAAAGCGTGGATCTTCCTTAACCACTTGATTGATCAAAAAAGCAGTCCAATCTTTGTGTAGAACTTCATCTTGTAGGATTAGGCTAATGATATTTCCATTACCAATAAAGATCTTGTTTTCTACCATTGCTAGGCTTGTAGCAAATGATACCATAAAACGGAATGCTTCAAGTCCGTAGCTCGCATGTAATGCTAACCAAATAGCTTTGATATGATCTTTTTCGTCTACTTTTTGGCCAAGCTCTTTCTTACAGTTAATAACATGTAGCCGGTCGTAGTAGTTGCCAATAGTTGACGCCATACTAACAATCTCTTCTGTGTCATGGATTGTGTTGAACACTTCTTTGGGCACATTATAGATGTTACGGATAATATGGCTATAACTGCGTGAGTGGATGTTAGTTTCAAAGAACGTCCACCCGTACACTAAAGCCTCTAGTTCAGGTAAACTCACTACAGGAGTAAACACCTGGCTAGGGCCTCTACCCTGTAAGCTGTCCAGGGCAGTTTGGCGTAGTAGGTTACTGGTAAAAATGTGACGTACGGTGTCACTAGAATCTTTGAAATCCTGTGCGTCTTTTGTTAATGATATTTCTTCTGGTACCCAAAAGAAACCCCGGGCTGTTTGTTCAAACTTAGCAATCTTGTTATACTTAACTTCTTCAAATCGTTGTATTGTTACCGGACCTGCTGGGTCTAAAAACATCTTACGATTAAGATAGTCTGTGGCTTGCGTTAAATTGTATTGTGCTTTTGACATATTTTTCCTAGAGCTTGCAGCTCTCACATTCTTCTTCAATATATTCTTCGACGGGTTGTGTCTGTGGTGCCGCTTCTTGTTCCATCTTGGCACCTTGTTTGTTAATCAAACTATAGTAGAATGTTTTAATCCCCCACATGTGTGCCTGCATTAGGTTCTTAGCAATTAGCGTAGTTGGTACTTTACGATCTGACCAGTGTGCCGGATTGTAGAATGTATTAGTACTAATACTTTGATCTACATATGCCGCCAACACTGCGGCTGTTTTTAAGTAACCATCACAGTCTTTTTGTTCCCACATCAATTGGTAACGATTTTTCAACTTGTTGTATTCCGGTACAACTTGAATAAACGATCCCGCTTTTGATTCTTTAACTGTAATTAAACTCATAGGCATTTCAATACCGTTAGTCGAATTAATTACAACGCTTGAACTTTCAACTGGTGCTACTGCCATCAAGGTAGCATTACGAACACCATAACTACGCATATCACTACGTAGTTGTTCCCAGTCTAGTTCACGTGTTGGTGTAAAGTCTGCTAGTTCATTAACAGCTTTAGCACGATGCTCCCACGGGAAGTGTCCTTGACCGTAGCGTGTATGCTCACTATGCAGACATGCGCCACGTTCTTTGGCTAGTTCTACAGTTGCTTCTGTTAAGTAGAATGCCTGATGTTCCATCCATGTTTTAACTTCTTGTAGTGCGTCTGCTTCACCGTAGCGTAAGTTCTTTTTAGCATGCCAGTAAGCTAAGTTTGTAATGCCGATACCTAATGGTTGAATCTCGTCGTTACTTAATTTACTTTGAACGCTTAAGAAGTCTTGATAATCTAAGATGTTACATAAGCTACGTTGTAGGATACGGCAAGCACGGCGCATGTCTTCTGGATTACGGAACGCACCCCAATTAATTGATCCAAGGGTACATAATGCAATACGCCCATCAGCATCGTCAAGGCGCTTAAAAGGCCGAGTAGGAAGTAGAATTTCACAGCAAAGGTTACTCTGATAAATTGTATGATACTCGGGGTCAAATGGACCCTGGTTCATAACGTTGTCGATAAACACCAAATAGATACGACCTGTATCTGTACGTTCTTTTAAGATGCCACCTTTAAATACTTCTTCTGCGCTCATAACTTTCTTACGTAAGCCAGCTTTCTTCTCATACTTAACATACAGTTCTTCAAACTTTTCTGTGTTTGAGTAAAATGCTTCGTACAAGTCAGGTACTTCATTTGGGTCAAAGAATGTAATGTTTTCTTTGTTCTTAAATCTGCGCCAGAACAACGCACTCAATACTACTCCATAGTCCATATGACGTACACGTGTTTCTTCCGTACCTTGATTATTTTTCAATACAATTAAGTCATCAAACTGGTGATGCCAAATTGGGTAAAACACAGTAGCCGACGCATTGCGGATGCCGCCCTGACTACAGCTACGTAGGTCACCAAACCATTTCTTCAAAAAGGGAATCATGCCAGTGTGCATGATTTCACCGCCTCGTATAGGGCTTCCCAATGGACGTAAGCGTCCAATCTCCAACCCAATGCCGGCACGTTTGCTAGCATACTTGGCCATCATTTCTCCCGAAGCAAAGATACTATCAAGATCATCGTCACTACGAATGAGTACACAGCTACTAAATTGTTTAGTGGGTGTTCCGAGACCAGCAAGCACAGGTGTAGCAAGAGTAAAAAGACCATCACTAGCTGCATTGTAATAATCTCTAATATATTTTAAACGTTGTGCAGGCAACTCGTTGTGGAATACTGTTGCAGCCGCTACAATATAACGTATTTGTGGTGTTTCGTAAATCTGTTTAGTAGCACGATTGCGCACTAGGTATTTTTCAATCAATTGTTCGATCGCTGCGTAGCTATATTCTTCGTCTTTGGCATGGTCAAGCATATCATTCATGCGATTCCATTCCTCTTCAGTATACCATTCAAGCAATTCGGGGGTATAAAGACCTACATCTACATTTTTCTTAACAATTTCTAATAGATGCGGAACTTGGTAATCACCGTAAACATCTTTACGTAGCATACTCAGTCGTTGTTTACCTGCTACATACTGATAGTTTACATGTCCAACATCTGGTTCATGCTCAATGTCGATTAGATCTACAATAGCACGAAGTGTTAGTTCGTCAATTTCTCTTGTGCTAATACCATCGTAAAAGTGAGGTTGTGCCTTAATCTCAATCATACTCTGACTCACGTCAGCAATACCAGCACACACTTTACTAATTTGGGCTTGCCATTTACTGACGTCTAATGGGACGATGGCTCCGCTGCGTTTTTTGACTTGAATATTGCTCACTTGATTGCCTCTTATTAATACTTGTCTAATTGTAAATCTTTACTTGAATATTTGTAAAGTAAATCTAATTTTTGTTCTTCGATCTGTTGTGTATTTACTATCTCAAAAGGATAGTAATTAAGAATATATTTTCCACCATCAATCCAAGCTACATTGTATCTATTTTTGTCTTTATAGTCATAATATGTACGGAGTTCCAAATCCAATGACTTATGACTGGTAAAGTATATAGTATAAATGATTCCTAGACTTTTAGCAACATCACAATAGTAATTTTCGGCTAATAAAGTCCAAGGATCTGGCCAATTACTAGTGTCACTGGGGTCTAAATAATAGGTAACAAATGGAGCACTGCTCCAAAGTTGATTTAATTCTTGTACCGCTAAATCTAATGGAAGATCACCGAGCTTGTGCCTGAAATCTTTCCATTGAGTTAACCGATCATTAACTCTTAAATTCCAAAAATTTGGCCACATATTATATAAATGATCTTACAGTGTATTTTAAGGTTGCATCATCACCAGTACTGGTTGTACTGTAAGTTAGTGTTACGTTTGCTCCATACCCTGTGAAATCTAAAGTGACCCCTGTAGATGCTGTTTCAGAATAGTCATCTTCATAAACTGCCGAGCCGCTGGCCTGGGTTACTTTGATCGTACCAATTCTATTTGCAGTATCTCGTGTGATCCTATAATCAATTATGTTTGTAGAAGTTGAGCTAATAATTAAACTAGTATTTGCGGACGTATTGTCTAGTAATGTTTCAGTAAAACCAGCAGAATCGGCCACTGACCCAAATGTTGTAGTTTGTGTTAGTGTACCTTGAGTTGATGATAGTGTTTCGATGGTTGGTTTAATAATAATATTCGAATATGTTCGATCAAATAAGTCGCCAACGCTATAATTATTTTGCGTATTCCACGAGATAATAGCACTGTTTGCACCTGTGCCATTCATCACTGCACCGTCACTGTTGCCGCATACGGTAAAATAGTTATAGGCCGAAACTATGCTGCTATTATCGCTACTATAAATTGCTTGTTTTGCAATATTTTGGAATTTACTAGCTGTAATTCTAACGCCACTGGGACTCGACACATTTGCACTTGCAGTAACACCCTGATATAGATTACTCAATTGACTTTGATCTAATGTAAAGTTTGTGACATTTCCCTGTAGGTTTACTCCGTATGTGGAGTCAGCAAATCGACAACGGTTAAAAGATAAATTAGTTGCACCTCTTGCAGAATCATCTACCACTACACAGGATTTATTATTGCCCGAAGATAGCACAGTAGTTGCACCACCGACAAAATTTACTTCCTCAAAATCTACAAAATGACAGCTCTCCAACACCGCAACATCAGTGTCTGTGTCAGTTGATAATGTTAATCCTTTGATGGTAATCTCTGCAGGGGCTACACTAGATGTTGTGTTAACATCAACTCCTACATTTCCTCGACTGTCCTTAAGACGAATTACACTATCTGTACCAGATGTTTTATTAAGCACCGTTGCCTCTGCGCCATCACCTACTATAGTAGCATACGGTGGGACAAGAATATTAGAACTAATATTATACGTCCCAGCTGGAATTCTAAGAACTCTTCTGACCCCAACTGTTGAGATGTAGTTACTTGGATATATTTGATCTAATGCTCGTTGCAACGCAGTTGTATAATCACCGCTAAGAGTATCTGCAGCTGTAATAAAATCTCTTAGGCTAATTTGTTCGTCAAACTTATTTTGAAGACTTCTAGTAACAGGGGTATTTCTTGTTGGACCAGTAACACTAGTGTATCCAGATTCTTGGCCTTTAAACGTATAGCTTTCTATAGCATTTAGTACGTCACTGTTACTAGTAAGGATTTCTGTGTTACCAATTTCGGGCGCACCTTCTGTTAGCGACCCATTACCAATCCATAGACGCTGTTCGTCTACACTCCAGCCCATTTCACCAGAAGCTAGTTGCGGTAAATTTTCTTGTAAGCCACGACGGACTTGAATTTTAGAGATCTGAATTACAGCCATGTTCTTAACCTATGATTTATTCTTATATTTATGCTAGTTGGTAATACTGTTCTACTCTCTGAAGCCACTGATCTGTCCACAAATCCCAGTCTGTGCCTTCTACAGTCCAAGTTTGATACTGTACTGCCTCGTTAGGTTTAGGTGCCACGGCCATTAAGATAACACCCTGTCTAATGTCTGTTCCGTGTGTTTCGTTATGTGCTAGTCCGTAGGCGACTAATTGGAGGAAATAGTCTTCAATCCACTCAGTTTTCTTAGGTTTATTAGTCTGTTTGTAGTCTAAAATAGCCGGTTTTGACTTGTAAATTCCGCAGGCGTCAGTAGTACCAGCATAAAGGCCGCTAACATATAAAGGAACCTCAATTCCCCATATTTCGTCTACGTGAACAAGCCCTTCTTTAATCACTGCTTGGGCCATTTGATGTGCTTGTTGGCTGTAGGGATTAGTACCCGGAGCATTAAGTACTCTGTTATTCTTAACATAGTCCTCTAAGTATTTGTGCATACGTGTACCACGCCCTGCAGCTTCTGTGGTAATTTCAGTGGCACGAACTTCGCCTACCGACCTACGCCAGTTAGCTAGTGCCTCACGTTTCTCTTGAGGTTTCGTGCGATCTAAAATAGTAGTAACACTAGGAACTTTACTACCATCGGGCAAACAGTAATGTCGTTTACCGTCTATTGTTTCTCTATTAATAGGAGTGTAATTGTATCGTTGTATAAGCATATTAATAGTATATATGCTTTAGACTAGACTGTAAAGGATTCTCCGCAGCCACATTTACCAGATTCGTTGGGATTAATAAATTCAAAGCCTTCGTTTAGTCCCTTCTTTTGCCAATCTATTTGCAGACCTTGCAAGTACACCAAATCCTTTCCGCTTACAAATATACTAACACCCCAACTTTTAAATTCGTCATCCCACGAATTGCGCTCATCAACAAATTCTAACACGTAGCTCATGCCACTACAACCAGCAGTTTTGACGCCAATCTTAATGCCTATGCCCTTGCCTCTGGCTTTCAGACTAGCGCGAACTTTTTCTGCAGCTATTTCAGTTAAGGTAATCATACACCAAAACTACTACCACATCCACAGGTAGTTTGTGCATTAGGATTTTTAATTGAAAATTGGCTACCACTTAGGCTTTCTGTGTAGTCAATTTCGGCACCATTTAAGTACTGACCGCTCATACTGTCTATCAGTAGATGTACTCCGTCGAACTCTAAGTCAAAATCATCTTCATTTACATCTTCATCAAACGTAAATCCGTACTGAAAACCACTGCATCCGCCACCTTGTACAAACATACGCAGTTTTAAGTTTGGATTGTTTTCTTCTGCTAATAATTCTTTAACTTTATTAACAGCATTATCATTCATTTTAACTAGTTCCATGTTTTTTCCTATAATCATCTATAGCACTTTTAATAGCATCTTCTGCTAAAACCGAACAGTGGATCTTAACTGGGGGTAAGGCAAGTTCTTCGGCAATCTCGCTATTCTTAATCTCTTGAGCTTGGTCAAGCGTTCGACCTTTAAGCCACTCAGTGACCAAACTAGAACTAGCTATTGCACTTCCACAACCGTAGGTCTTAAATTTTGCGTCCGTAATAATACCGTTTTCTACCTTTATTTGTAGTTTCATTACATCACCGCAAGCTGGCGCACCAACCATACCTGTGCCAACTTGCGGATCTTCCTTATCCATACTCCCAACATTTCTAGGATTTTCATAATGATCTAGGACCATTTTTGAATAGGCCATACTTATTCTCCAATAGTTGAGTACAATACTAAACTATTTATATTTGCCTGTCAAGAGTTTTTAGAATATATCAGAGTCGCGTTTTTTAGCCGCACGTTTAGCCATGCTAGTTACGTCGTCGACTGGATTTTGTGTAGGATCACCCTCTTCAGGGTTTGTTGTTGTAAGATTGTTAGCAGCATCTGCGCCCGTAGGGCGGAGTTCTACGTAATCTTTATTAAATGTTTTGATAAGATTTTTAACTGCCGGATTTGTCTCGTTTGCTGATACAAGAGCATCATAGTCGAATGTTTTGTCTGTGTTTAATACTAGGTTAATAACTGATTGAGTTTTAATTTTAACAGGAGTTTGGTCATTGTCGCTGTAACGGTGACGTAATAGCTCCAGAGCCGTTGTTAAATTTGACTCTGGAGTATTTTTTGGGCTGTGAATAAACTCATCAATACGCATTAGCGCAATTCACGGCCTAATTCTTCGCCGCCTGTAGCTGCGTCAGTTGCTGCGAACCCATCTGTTTCTGGTTCTTCAATATCTAGGTCACTGGCAGGAGCAGGTAACTCTTCCATATCTGCTTTAAGGTTATCACCACCCAACTCCATTGGCTGTGGTGCTTGGCCAGTTAAAATACCCACCCCACTATCAACCCCCTCGCGTGCTGCCTGCAAATTCTGCATTAGTGTTTCTAATGTTGTGCCCACTGCCTGTTTAAATTGTTCAGCTTGGTCGCTGCCAACTTGATCACGAATACTATCGAGCAATTGAGGTAGCTGCTCATTTTGCATTTTGCCAACTTTTTCAATAGTGTCTTGCACACTGTCAACCATATCTTTAGCAGCCAATAATACTTCAGCATTGCCAACTTCGCCCTCATTCAATTGGCTACGTTGCTCTTCTAACCAACGCCCAAGACCTTCCTGAACGGTTAACAACTCCATATAACGCGGATTTCGTTCAGCTGAGTGAAAATCTACGCTATGGCGAATTTTGTTTAGATTAGCATCGATTGTTTCGCTCAACCGCTGGGCTTTTTCAACAGTTAGCGTATCGTAATTAATAGTAAAGCCAAAACGACTTTCTAATACTTTGTTTAATTGTTTTGCTGATGTCTGTGACATTTCTGAGAGTTTCATAGTTTTGTAGTTCCTAAACTTTAATATATTTAGTCGAGTTTATCGATTTCTTTAAATCTTGCTTGGTCTGCTCTATACGGCGCATTGTTTCGAGGTATTTATTGCTGTATAGCTCTATTCCCCATTCATCGTTTTTATCTGTTGCTTTTTTATAACGGTGGCGATATAGTGCAGCATCAAATTCTAATCTATTTAATAAATTATCCTTTTCATAGATGTCTTTAGCCAATGAGAATTGATTTTTATGCACTGCAACACAATAAAATATAGCATCTTTTCTGGTGAAAAAATCAAAACCCTGTTGGCCATTTTCATATACACGCCAGCACTTTTCGTCAATTTTAACTACTCGGTTACAACCAACTAATACGTCCGTGCCAATTTGATAACAGAATGGTAAATTTTGATCTTGCTTAGATAACCTTTCAAGTTCTTGTTGTGTAAATCTTCGAATTTTCTCTATATCAAATTCAAGAGATTCGTTTTTTATAGACGATTTTGCCTTGTTCATTGATTCTAATTAGAACGTCCTTAACCGTTAGCTGATTTGCCAACACCTGTTCACGTTCAGTTAATTGATTTTTAGGCAACACCAAATTATCATCGAATCGAGATAACAGTTCGTGTTCCTCGTTAGTTATAGGTAATAATACGTTGTTAGTTAGTTCTACGATTTTCATAAAGTTTGCCTGGTGCTAACTTTATTTATTTGAATAAGCCCGAGGCAAAAATTCCAATAAGAGCCGCAAGAATAATGCCAAATACTGACATTAGGATACTGATAGTTTTGTCGCTGTGTTTAGCATCAGTAGCAGTCACAGCATTTTTAATTTCAACAAGATGCGATTCAAACTTGTCCATACGATTGTCCAAATTGTCCATCCGTCCTTCTAAATTTTCTAGTTTAGTTTCCAAGTTTTTGTACCTCTCGGCACAGATCTCAACGTGGGCTTCTAAGTTCTTTTTCTCAATTTCAGTGGTTGACATACGTCGCTCTCTCAACAAGTGCGATGCTCTTTGAATGTGCCGTAATCAGTTGCCTATTTGTGCCTTAATAAGATGCCTAGCATCAACTAATATTTATTCAGGTTTTTGTGCTATAAAGTATATGTTTTTTTCAGGGCCGCTCGCGTAAAACAGTGGCAACGTAGGTTTTGCAGTTTCTGACAGATTTAAAATTATAGGAGTTATTTTAAAATCATCTTTAAGAGATCCGTATCGATCTATATCAGTACTAAAAATACCATCATGTTCTACAGCAAATTCAAAATTCCAAACATTGTGCATTCCAGAATAATTTATACCAAAAGAAAACTTTTGCAGGTCGCATGTGGTACATCCTAGGTATTTAAAGTCAATTAATTGTACACGCAAACTTAAAATCTGCTGAACAGTTTCCCAATTTCTTTGCTGATTTCGTTTGAATTGGTCCGTTGGTGCAGTTACATTGGTATTAGTTATATCAACTAATGTAAATCCTCGATATCTATATAATAGCATATTCATACAGATATTTAAGTCAAGAAAAAAGGCACTATAAAAAAGTGCCTTTTGATCTTCAATCTAATTTATTAAATTAGAATGTGTATGCTGCTACAGTTGTTGTTGCTACTGCTGCGTTGCAAATACCTTGCAATGAAGCTGTACCTGAAGTTGCAGCAGGAGCTGCACCAGAAATAGCTACACGGAAAGCATCACTAGATGGTGTACCTAAGATTTCTACTGTACCTACTGTTTCAATAGCACGAACTAGTTTTTCAAAATCGCTGTCTACAGATGTATAACCAACATGAACGTTTGTTAAACCAATTGTATACATCGCAAGGCTACGACCTGTGGTTACTACTGGTGCTGCACCGCCATTTACACGAGTTACTGACATAATATTTCTCCTAAATTATTTTACGCTTTCGCGCATACTTTTATTTATCACTTTGATAAAAAATTGGTTCTAGAGAACTCTAAACGATCTACTAGTTTAACAGCGCCACCGTCGTGCCCGATCGCAACAAATCCTTCTGGTGCTGTTACTCGATACCCGTCTGCGGTTTTTTGGAACGTTCCGATGCCTTCAACTTGACGTAGTTTGTTTAAAAGCATGCCTTTAAGTTCTACCAATCGTTTATAGACAGCCAAAATTCCAACCAGACTATTACTGTTATCGGCTATCCATTGCTCTTTAGCCTGTATTTTTGCCACACGATTCTGCGCTGCTCGACCATCAATACCACCACTTAGTTGTTCAATGCCTTTCATTTGTTCAGCTCTGTAATGTTCTATAAACTGTTTTAGAAACTGGGTTGGTTCGACACCATGTGCTCCGCCCCTTACCATTTGATTAATGAACGGTTTAACTGAGCGAGCAAATTCTTTATTAGATAAAATTATATCAAATTTCTGTTGTCCAACTTTTTCTAAAGTGTGGACAGTTGATGTTAGGTAATTTTGTATCTTGGTATTTTCGCTAGGAGTTAAACTAGCAATCCCAGTATAATCTTTATAGGTAGCATCGTCAAACCATACATCATTGGTTGCAGTAAAAGCACCAACATTGACCCCAAAACTTGCTGTCATAGAATCGATAGTGTCGCCTTCGTATGAAGTATGAAATATAATACCCAGTTTTGCTGCGGCTATTCGTTGGCCAAGGTTATTGTCTACAGGTACAGCATAAGTGATTGTGTTGGGAGTAAACACGTAGCACAATTCATTGTTTACTTCTACAGTAGATATGTCACCTTCTGTAAACATTAAATCTCCTTGGACTACGCCGCCAATGCCTAATTTAGGCAGGTACTTTAGCGCCTGTGCTAGTTTATTAGCTAATTCAGGCTTGTCGCCGTAAAAATCTAAAATGTCTTCTTGATCTTTGCATCGTTTGGGTTGTGCTTTGGCAAACACCGATTTGGTGCCTACAAAAAATCTACCATCCTCAGGGTCAATCCCACATATAATAGCAGGACTACCATCCCATTTAACAGTTAATTGTGTTGTAGTGCCAGTACCCTCTGCTAGCATATGACGAAGACTATCAATATAGTTAAGTGCCTCCTGAGCACCTCTATATCCGGCATTAAAAACTAAGTCCTCTAAATGTTCAAGGTGCACATTTTTACTTTCAGTGAGCAACCACTGCGGAGTTTTATTACGAATTTCAAACAGCTGCATTTTTTTTACCTTTGCGAGCTAGTGTTGATACTACCTGCACTGATTGGAATTCTCCAGGACGTTTCTTATCTAATCTTGCAGAATCGGCTGCTGATACTGCTGTTGGTGGGCTAGTCGGTCCCCACTGCACCATCCAGATTTTTTTTCCTGCGTCTTTAAAATAATCAACTTTGTTAAATTTAACCTTCAATCTGGTATTAGGCTGTAATGGCCAATCACCAACAGGGGTAAATCTCATATCCGTACTGGGTGTTCTATTAGAAGACTTTGCTGGTTGATTTTGTGCCACGGTGGCTAAATCGGCTTGACTCAATGCAGCAGTAGCTTTATCTACGTTGTCTAATCCAACTAAAGATCCAACACCTGCTAGCGCACCAGCAGCGCCTCGCGCAAGTTTGTACCCTATATTGCCCTCTTTTAATATATCACTGATCTTCATCTTTGAATTTCCTAATACCACGAGAGAATTTTGCAGGATCTTGTCCTTTGATTGCATTAAGCAGGCGTCGTTCTAATTCACCTGCAGTCACAGCATCGTAATTTTCTCTTATATGGTTAATGAGATTAATGGCGCCATTGATAATATTATTGGCACGAGTTTCGATGAGATTAGCCTTATCTTTATGGACTAGTAACTCATCAAGCTCTGTAAGAATGCTACGAGTGCGCTTTTGCAAAATTTAACTCCAATTTAATGTATTTATCGAAAAATTAAAAGAGTTATTCTGCTTTTTTAAGCCCGGCTAACATGCTTTTAAGTTTAGTACTATTAACTTCTGCATTAATTTTAGGAGCGTCTGTAATTTCGCCAGTTTCTTTATTTACAGTACTACCAGTTTTGATACTACTTAGGATATTTGCCGCAGGGTTGCGCATGCCACCATTGGCATCATCACTAGCGCCGCTGTCTGTGATACGCATTGTGTCAATATCGTAGTCCAAATCGATCTTTTGTCCTACCCCGGTTGAACTACGTGATTTCATACACTGAATTTGATAGCGGCCGCGCTCACGCATAGCACGTGACGTAAAGATACCAAACACGTTGTCTGCTGTGTTAATCTTACTCAATCCGCCTGCGATGTGACTATGATCAAATTCAATTTCTTCCACAGCACCACGATTAAGTTGCGATGCGGTCACAAATAGTACACCAAGTTCTTTTGCTAAGTTACGTAGCTCTTCTGATACATATTTGTCTTTGACAAATAGGTCATTTGGGCTAACTTTAGCACTAACAGGCATAACTAAATCAAGATAGTCGATCATAACAAAGTCTACCCGACGTCCTGTTTGAATTTGATATTCTTTTAAGTATGCTCTAATGTCGTTGACATTACTTTGCGCTGGCATACCTTTAATTTGATAAGTGCCAGCTTTCTTACTTACAAGACGCACTTTCATTGTAGTAGTGTCCATGTCCTTACGGATATCCTTAGTGCCCATACCTGTAAGCATAGCATCAGTTCTTAATGCGCAAAGCTCTTCACTCAGCTCTAAACTTACATAAACACCATTTAACCCTTGTTGTAACCAACTTAAGGCAATGTTCATCATGACCAATGATTTGCCTGAGCCCGATCCACCAGCAAAGATGTTTAGTTCGCCGCGACTAAATCCGCCATACAATAACTTATCAAGTTGTGGCCACCCGGTACTTACCTGTCCGCCACTATTATAGTATTTTTCAAGACGTGCCTTAGGGTCTAGGAAATAATCTGTGCCCATATCTTTAGTAAGACTAATCTGCACAGCATCTTTGATTAATTTTTCTACAGGATTAAAGTCGCCTTTTTCTAACATGTCTGCGGCTTTAAGAATAGCACGTTCAAGTTCTTGCTTCTTAGTAAAGCCTTCAAACTCGGTCATAAACCATTCATAATGGCTTTCGTTTAAGTCTGGCACGTGTTTAAGTTCTACGCCTGTAACTGCTTTGACTTGATCAACAGTTGGCATAGTGCGATGTTGATCTGTGTGTTCTTTGATAAAACGTGCAACTTCACGTAAACTTCTGTCAAAGTTTTCTGGATTATAAATGTTTTGGACGCGAACATATGATTGTGCATCCTGCATCATCATTTCAATAAAAAGTTTTTGTAAATCTGGCGAATAGTCTTTTGTGCTCATAATATTAATTATACATTTTCTTTTTCATAAGTTCAATTTTTAATCTACTCGTTTCTCTTGCGTCCAAAATAGACTTGAGTACAAAGAGCTTGCCATATTTAACCACAGCCTCATTAATATCTTTACATGTCTCAAAAAAGACAGGAAAACTCACTGACCAACCGTACTCAATAGCCCTGTTTACTAGTTGTGCACCTGCTCGGTCGGCATCTGGCACAACAATAACTTCTCTGCCTAAACTATCAATGATATCTGCTTGTGTTTCTGAACAGTCATTGCTCATAACACTTACCCCATCTACACTCATAGCATCAAATGGGCCTTCACAAACAATTACAAACTTAGCATCTGGCAATTGATTGTTTAAGTTGAATACTAAGTTGGGCTCGTAATTGCTGTAATACTTTGGCTTAACTCCGTCAACAAACGCACGACTTGTATAGCCAACGATCTTACCTTCCCAATACATGGGAATAATCACACGTTGATGCAGGCTGTGATCAGTACTGTCTGTCCAGTAAAAATCATACTTAGCAGGATCAATTTTACGATTGTTAACGTAATCAACAGCTAAATTTAGCAGGGGTGGCACATCTTGAAAGTTGTTTAAGATATGGAATGATAAGAACTGTTGAAAACTAATAGCATCAGCAGGTAGTTCACGAACTTTAAACTCAATTTTCTCTTCTTGTTCAGCTTTAAGCTCCTCTGGAGCTACAAGTTCACGGATGCGAATTGCTTCAATCACTAGCCGTTTTACATCGTTCTCGTTGGCGCCCAACCAGCGTAAGAGTTTACGGAATTTAAATGTCAAATGCCTGCCGGGTTGATAACTGGCTTTGAAATTACAGTTGAAACACGAATAGGAGATTTTTCCATCAGCATCTACATGGACACCCCCTCTGCTTCTTGTGTCAGCAGACTCTCCGTTGTGTACGCAGCACGGCGCATTTCCTGACTGCCAACCCGAGGGGCTAGACTTAACTTTTCTTCCAGTCTTCCAAAGGTTTACAGTAAAATCTGATACAGTTTTAATCAATTATTTTAACCATCCATCCATCTTTACTAGGTTTATTATATCTTATTGTATTATATAATTTAGTATAGGGCAAGTTATTATCTTTACACCATCCCCTAAAACATTTCACTTGCTCTTTATGACCATCCGGAAACGTTACTTCGTACAATTTAGACTTTTCTAACCAATTCTTTTTTGTAGTTTCGGATATTTTAGTGGTAACTTCTGGGTGTTCTTTGATATAACTTAACCACGTATCTGCTCGCTTTTTTCTGTCCTCATCAGTGAATCCACGTTGTGCCCACATAGCACGTGTTCGCTCAGCACACATTTTTTTATATGCCTCTAAATCAAAATCAGGTGAATTTAATTTTTTATCCCAAGCCTTTTTAGTTGACTCGGAGACTTTTTTTCTATGTTCTTTAGTTTTTAGTTTTGATAAATCTCGATATTTCATTGCTTCTTTATAATTAGGACTCTTTGATGTATCACCGCCAGTACCTTCTTCATTTACAATATTTGCCCAATTTTCATCTTCTACTACATTCCATAGATTAGAATAATAGATACCTTTATCTCTAATATCATCTTTATTATTAGATTCAAAAATAACTTCAGTATCAACGTCGCCCCCATATTTTTTAAGAATATTAACCCAACGTTTTCCTGATCCCTGGTACCAGTACGGGTCTCTTGATGTTTGTCCTAAATATTTTATTCCTGTTAATTTGTGTGTTTTTACATATAAATAATACATACATTTAATGCCCTATGTTGTATTTTTATTTATCAAAAAGACAGCATACTAGTATTTTAGCATACTAGCAGAGAAAAATCAAGAGAATTGATTAGAAAGAAGTGGTGATACTACTACGAACCCAAGTATTAGCCGCAGTACACACATACATATAACTGCCGCTGACAACTACTTGTCCTTTGACGCCCACAGCTGAACTACTAGCTGGCGCACTTTGGTTTACTAGGTTTAATCCTGTAAAGCCTAATAGATCATTTACAGTTAAGGTAACGTTACCAGTGCGCCCTGCTACTGTCAAAACGCTGTTTGTTAGCGAATTTACATTACTCTGTATTTGAGCAAAATTTTGATTAATTGTATTAAATGCGGTGCGTAGCGGATCACCATCACCTGCTGATGGACCTGTGCCTATGTTTACGTTAGATAAAATCATGGAAATACCCTAGTTATTATAGAGTATTTATCGCGATTAGTTAGTAAATGTTGTGTAGGACTTGTAGTTGCCCAGCAGCGCCCCAGTTGTCATCTGTGTAGGCTGGCAAGGTTAAACTACCCGAATTATAGCTGATTGTATAGTTGTAGAATTCCTGAGTCAGGTTAGCTACATTTGCTTGATCTAAAGTAACTGAAGCCAATGCTGTAGTTACATTACTAACAGTCACAGCGCCAGTCCAAACTGCTGCGTTGCCATCGGCACTAGTTACGCTAAATGTAAATGTTTTTCCTACAATATTTGCAGGCTTTTGGTCACTGTTACGAAAATTTATAGTAATTACATTATCAATGTTGTCATAGACTTTTACTGTTCTAGCGTACACGATTCGATTCCTTGTTGTTAAAGACAGATCTTCGTCCAAAAGTTGAACTTGGATTTTATTATCATATAAATAACTTGAGATGGTAGGCAATTTGTCTTTATCCTTATTACGTATTTAGCAGAGCTCAATGGAAGATAGTTATAAGAAATTATTAGATCAATATCCGTTTTTAAGTTACATCACCTACGGCGGAAATGAATACATTGGCGTCGTTCAAAACTCAGATGACATTATAACAACCATCTATGATTATGCTATACTTAAGTCGTTAGAACAAAAAACTAGATTTTTAGATCTAGCAGACCAATGGTGGTGGGAAAGCAACAGGCTAGTACCAATTAATGTGTTTTTAAAACAAGATTGGATAGAATTTAGAATTTGCCTAAAAACATTCAACAGTAAAGATGTTGTAATACAACACGGCCCGCATGTTAGTCTTAAAGAAATTGCCAATAAACGATCTAAGCGTCGGTCGATAACGCTTGTTCGCAGAGTAGGTTAAGATTTACTACCACTAGTTGCGAATATGCTATTGAATGTGACTTTTTAAATGCGTACTCACCTTCAACTTTATCCCAAACAGTAGCACTAACCTCCTTCCACGTCTTGCCAATCAAATGGCGTTTTGCTGGTCGAATCACTGCTAAGAACATAGCCAATCTAGGAATGGTATCTACAGGTTCGGGCATTTTAAGTAATGTGTCGTAATGATTGTTTACGTGAATTAACTGCTGACATATTGCTGGATCATACAACTTAGTCCAGTCTGGCTCCTGCATTAACTCTATTAGATGAGATTCACTGCGTACCTGTTTATACAAATTTACATTAAGAAAGTCCAGTTTAACATATCCGCGAGCTTCCGCATCATTGTAGTCCAGACTGGCATATCCTGTGAATGGATCTATAGGAATATCAGTCGGGTGTACTCCTGTATTGTGTCGAATCAGTTGACCATCACGAATTATGCTACTTGGTGTGACCTCTACTAGAGCTAGTACCTGGTCACGATCAGCAAAATCTATGTCAATATCTGAATTAAAGTTTTTCAATTTTCATACCTAACATTTGGTCATTGGGTTGTTTGCGCACAGTCTGTTCAATTGATTTCTCTATCTTTGCTATTTTAGTTTCTAATTTTTCTATTACACGTATTAAGTATAACACATCACTACGCAATTGAACAAGTTCTCCAGAAATTTTAGTATCGTCCATTACAGTCCTGCTTCCCTAAGAATCATTTTAATCCATTCAGTGTCAGCCACATAATCACTGAATTTACGTTGCCAAAAGTCTGGATCTATCCACGGAAGCACCATTGCAATATGTTCTTCCGACAAATTCCCAAGAAATTCAACACCGCTATCACAATTAAACACAACCCAAGGACTAATGCGCCCACTGGTAATATGAAAGCAAATACGATTGCTACTACCATATCTAAAGTAGTCCTTGAAACTGGCAAGGGTTTTAATCTCATCTGCATACTCCTGCATTTCTATTAGGGCACGTTCTAGTGCGTCTTGTACTGCTTCCTTTTTAAGGTAAGCATGTAGATACTCTAAATAAACTCTCTCATGTGTCCAATGATCAAGTTTTTTATTTTCTTTAATTACATAATCAATAAAGGCTCTAGGATTAACAGCACGTATAGCAACTATGTGGCGACCAAATTTTACAAAAGCATTATAATAAGGGCTTTCTACAAAATCACTATAATTTTTAAGTTTGGCGCTGCCCTGTGTCATTTCGTAAAATCGCAGGTATGCTTGTAGGCCAAATTGCACGCCTACTTCTTTTTCCTGTTGCCACCGACGTTTGCTTTCGCACAGATGCGCCGCTAGGGTACTTTCCTTGCGATATTCTTTAGCACAGTATTTGCATTTAAAACTACTTAAACTGGGCTTTAATTGACTTGTCGTCCCATCCATGCTTTCTTGCCAAGTCCTCAATATCTCTTCGATCATTTATTTCTGCCAATAGTGCGATTTCATCGTCTTTAAGTTGCGGATATATTTCTTCTAAAAACTTAACAATCTTATTGTTGCTAGTATCTTTCTTTTTAGCCGGTTGCCAATAATGATGTTGTTTGCCCATGCTCGGACTAACTGTAGTACAAGTTAGCCATTGCAATTTTGGATGCTTGTTTAAATCAAAGAAATTTTTATTTACACGTTCATTTGTAGCCATTAGATAGTAGGCTTGAAGATCACCAGACCCTGCAACGCTAGCACCGTACCGTAGCATTAAATACGTACTAAATTTTTTTCGCTCTTCGTCAGTAAATTTATCGTAGTATGCACGATCTTTGCGATCAAATGCTGCCATTTCGTTACCAATGTAAAGTGGATCGTTATTTTGAACCATTATCTTCCTTTACGCAAATAATTTAAAACTTGGTCTACACTTTGTTGCATTGTTTGATATTTGCTACGAAGACTTTCGATTTCGTCTTGTTGGCGTTCAACTATACGCAACAACCTATCAACTGCTTCTGTTTGTTCTCGTAGTTTCTTATCGTGGCTTAATAAATTAGGTCGAGGGGGTGCATTTGGATCTACCGGTTTTTTCTTCTTTGGTGCAAATTGTAATGGGTTAAACATCTTTATATTCCTTGCTTAATTTATATATCATTATAACATGATCTAACGCTTCTTGTAAAGTTAGATTTGTTTTAGCTGCTATTCGAATATTCTCCCAGAGCGCATCCTCTTTCATTCTCGTCACATATTCTTCTGCCCAAACATCTATTTCAGCGGTGGGCACCCATGGTGATGTGTCAATGTAAACTCCCTCATACATCATGTCATCTGTTACTACTTGATTATTTAATTTTACCATATTTTGCTATAATCAACAACTTCGCTCTGGCGACTTATATCTTTAACAAAATAAGCGCACAGTGGATGTTCACCTTCTGTAATAGGTACGGCTAACATCTGTCCAGGTTTAAGTTTAGGAAAATACCATTTAACGTCTTGGTAAATGTCTACGATTTCAACCGGATAAAATTCTGGTTTAAAACTCTCTAACGGATTAAACGTGTATGCACTAAATCCTCGATCATTAATTGACGCCAATGGTATAACTTCTAGATCACCAATGTCAGGTTCCCCTATTAGTATTTGCCAATCTACCGGCATCCTAATAATGTTACCGCCAATGTTTAACACTAACGCCGGACTGTTGAATGATTCTAAAAATATTAAAGGGATAAAAAAGTAATCAGGATTCTTAGGATCACTATTATCCAAAATTGCAAAACGTAGATCATCTACTTCGTCTGGAATCTCATTCATTTCGTATGCCGTGTTTTCCAATGTTAAAATGTACATAATTGTTCCTTAATTATTCCTGAATATTTTTGTTTAAATTGATCTAATGTCAGATTTGATTTAATAATCAATGCTAGAAAAATTCTATTAGTTTCTACTCCACTGACTGCGTGACATTGTTGAACGTCATAGCAATACCACCGGTTAGTTTGGAATTTATAACTAGCAGTTTCTTTAATTTCGCTAAATCTAAGATTAAATGCCTCCGACATATCGGACCGGTCTTGCCTATTGTAATCATAGAATTTAGTCTCAACATTGTTGCCACCCAGTTCAATATAAAAATTAATAGCAAGGTGCCGCAATCTATCACAATGTGGCGGCAACCAGGCAAAATTTCCCGATACGTTTCTCATAACTCCAGCAACTGTAATAATTTCTTCGTTTGGGAAATACGGAGCTAAAAATGTTGACATCTCTACATTAATGTTCTGTGCCCACTCAAAGTCATAATTAACTACATCAATTTCATAATTATGTAGTTTTTTAACCATTCTCTTGAACTGCTATTGTGTCCTAATGTTTGTGCGAATGACAATAAATTGTCAATTATTGAGATTGGCGGTGCAGGAAGTGCAAGTTCTAAGATCATCGCCATTCTACTTTCTCTACCTGATATGGATAATTTGCTTCAGTGTAGAATTTTTTACGTGCTGTTAAATGGCGTTTAGCAAACTTGCAGGTTGATGTGACGTCCCAAATTTGGACGAAATCTTTGTCTTCAGCTTTACGAATGCCTCGCCCAATTGATTGTATTACCCTAACAAAACTTTTACCAGGTTCAACCAAAACCAAATTAAAAATGCGAGGGATGTTAATCCCAACTGCGGCAACACCGTACGTGGCGACAATAACTTTGTCCTCGCTTGTTGCTACATCATCGTAATGCTCTTTGCGATCATCTGCTTTAGTTCCCCCAGACACAAACACAGCGTCTTTGATTTTTTCTACTAATGCCTTACCTGGAGCAATACGATCTACCAGAATTAGAGTATTTCCTGTAACTCTAATACGTTCTACCAGTTCGGCGATATAATCTAAACGATCTTCAGTTTCGAGCAAGTACCGCAGTTCGCTTTGATAGTCTTTGTATTCTACATAATCTACAAGTTGTAAGATATTTACGTGACACTGTGCTAGTACGCCCTGTTCCTGGAGTTCACTAGCACTGAGTTTACCTACCACAGGTCCTAAGCTACATAGTAGACTAACCTGTTCGTATGCTTCTTTTGGAATAGTACCAGTTAAGCCCCAACGAATTGGAATATGTGCCATTACTCCTGTTAACAGGGTCTTAAGTGCATCGGCCTTGGCCATGTGTACTTCATCAACCATAACACAGACAACATCTTGTAGGAATTCACCAATGGTGATATCTACTTCTTGATTACGGCTACCTTTTAATAGAATGTTAAGGCTTTGCCAAGTACAGATAGTGTGTGTGCGTCCAAACTCTTTACGGTCACCAAAGTATACACCAACATCTAGTCCTAAGTTAATATAGTCTGCTTCCGTTTGTGTTACCAATGATTTATTTGGCACAATAACGATAGTACGCCCATGTGGCTCACAACTATAACTAAGTGCCGCAGTCATGAGCGTTTTACCGGCACCTGTAGCCACCTCTTGTATACACTGTGGATTAGCCAAGAAACGATTGATAATTTCAATTTGGTAATCACGTAAGACCACAGGCTGACCTGCCATTGGATGTTTGTCCGGCCAAACTTTGTGTGCGAATGTCTCCTCTGTTACTTGCTCAAACTCATACTGTGTACTATATTCACGCAGGTCATCTAAGACAATCTCATACCCACGTTCATCTAGGTAAGGAATAATCTCAGGCAATAGGTTAACATAGCTACTGCCGCCTAAGGCAAAAAATCCTACTTTTCCATCCCACCGACCTAATCTGACTGCGGGCTGATAGCGAGCACCTGGTATTTCATATTTGAATTTGTTGGTTAAGTGTTTGCGTTCATGTAGGTCTAGACCCTCAATCTTACAATTCACTTCATCACGTATTATTAATCTGGCTGTGGCCATTAGTCTTTTTCTCTCAAAGGAACATAACTGTAATGTATAATTTTTTCAGCACGGTTTACCCACTCTAGTCTAGCACCACCGTACATCATCTCTACAGTACTTACCATAAGCGGTATAGGCCATGCCCAACCTTTAGGTATCTTACTAGCATACACTACCTTTAGTCCGTAGTAATTATAATCGGCTGTTTTAGTACGGCCTGCAGCATCGAATCGTACAACTTCATCTTCTGCGAATCTTGATAAATCTATGGTCTGTGTAGTGCCCGGATTATATATGCAAACAGGCCAACGACCTGTTAATTCAGCGTAGTCAAATATCAGATCTAAACTCCCCTGCTCTGTACTAGGCACATGCACTAGTCGTTTTTCACCAAACAGATTCAATAGCTCTGGTCTGCTTATACTAGGATCTATAGTGTAGCCTAGCACACCTGCAGCGTCTACAAGTTTAATCAAGTTATCCAGACCAAACCCGCCCAACTTATCCTCAACATACTCAATCAAACTATCAGCGGCATTGGTGATCTCAAACCGATCAGCACGTTGAACCAATTTAATCTCATAGCGATCGTTTTCAGCGGCTATAACTTTAGTATACAGATCTAAGACCTCAGAGTCAATGTCGAACTTGTTCATTTCACCCCATGTGACCAGCCAGTTAACGTTGTATTCGGTTATGCCTAATCGCCAGATCTTACCGTCGTGATCCCATAGACTACGACCTTGTGCGGCATCTTTGAGCTTACGAAACTCTTCAATCCACGCACTGTTATAAGGGAACTTGGCCAGTAGGTCGTCACCGTCACGCCATATACGCAGACTGCGATCAATGGTACGTAGGGGGTATCTCCACTGAGGTTGCTGCTCTATGTCACCGATATCTACCCCTTGATTAGCAAACTGTCGTCGATATTTGACTACTAGTTTAACAGCCAGCTCTCCCTGCCGATCTGTCAATGCCCGATTGTTCCACAGGGTACTAGCGGCCATACTTTCAACTATCTGTACATCATACCGAGCTAAACTGAAGTTGTATTTGCCAGAGTTAAAGATAATGCTACCGCCAGGATCATAGCCTGCTAGTAGTTCGATGTAGTCTTCGACGTTCTGGAAGGTAATAGGCATAAATAAAAGTATATTGTATTTAAGGTATTTCTATGTTGTTTATTCAAAACAAGTATTATAAAGTATATTTTAGCTTAACCGATAGGGCAAAGTCAAGAACTTTACCAAAAGAAACTTATGTTGAGAAGCATCATGTTATCCCAAAATCATTAGGCGGTGATAATTCTAAAGACAATATTGTTTCATTAACCGCAAGGGAGCATTTTATTTGCCATTGGTTATTAACTAAAATGACATCCGGCAAGGAAAGAAGAAGCATGTGCTATGCGTTAAATCTTATGAAAACACATCATACAAATAAACGATATAATACACTAATAACTAGCAGAGTATTCGAAAATATAAGATCACAGTTAGTTGTATCAGTTGAGACTAGAAAGAAAATGTCCAAGGCCCTAAAAGGAAAGAAAAAGCCAGCAGGGTTTGGTGAAAAAATATCAAACGCACTTAAAGGCAGACCATCCGTTCATAGAGGCAAGATACAGCCTGCTGATATCAAAGAAAAAATTAGATTGTCTAATTTGGGTAAAAATAAAGGAAAGATTCCTTGGAACAAAGGAAAATCTCATCCTTGTACAGCTCAAACGGCGGCAAAAATAGCTCAAGCAAATACAGGAAAAGTATTCTCCGAAGAACATAAACTCAAATTATCATTATCTACAAAAGGAATTTCTAAACCCAGATTTGACTGTAATTTTTGTGGGAAATCAATAGGTGGATTAGGAAACTATAAACGGCATTTAACTTTATGTAAGTGAAAAAAGAGCCCAAATGTATTGCTACACTTGGGC